TAATAAATGATAAGGTTTATATTGGGTTTACCAAACATACTTTAAAACATAGGTTAGCAACACATTATAGATGTGCGAAAAAAAATTCTATGAATAATAATAAATTCGCTCGCGCAATTTTAAAATACGGTATTGGGAATTTTACGATTGATTTACTTTTTGAGTGTGATGATAAAAAAGAAGCATTATCCAAAGAAATGTTTTACATAAAAGAATATAACTCATTTAAGGATGGTTATAATTCAACATTAGGTGGTGAAGTCGGTGAGCCAAATAAAAATCATGCTGATTTTTCTGGTGAAAAAAATCCATTTTATGGTAAAAAACACACAGAAGAATCAAGAAAAAAAATAGGTCAAAGAGAATACAAAGTAGGCAAAGAACATATGTGGCATGGTGTTAAACATAAATCAGCGTTTAAAGAAGGTGAGGATCATCCGTTTTCAATACAAATTACTATTGATGGTGTAAAATATGGTTCAATACAACAAGCTTGTAAAATTTTAAATTTGAGTAGACGTGCCGTTTTAAAATTAGCCGATAACACCAACTAAACCATCCAAATGATGATCCTCATCCATATCTGAAAATATTTCTCTTTTATCCATTATTTTTATAATTTCATAAATGCAGTATGGATCCATTCCGTTTCCGTCTACACCAACATCCATTTTTTTACCTTTACCAAATTTTTTATTAACTCCAAGGTGTGAGTGTCCGTGAAGATGAATCACACCCTTATTTAGTCCATGCCAGCTTTGGAGCGGGTAGTGACATAGTACGAAGTTTTTACCTTCAATATTTACCTCCAAATAATGCTGGACACTTAAAAATTTATCCTGGATACCACCCCGGTTATTTTCTATGTGTGTGTCGTGGTTCCCAAGTATTAGATGAATGTTTTTACAGATCAGACGATCAAGAAAAAGTCCAATATTGTCAAACCCACCAAATGAAACATCCCCAAGCATAATTAACGTATCATCCTGACCAACAGAATTATTAATACCATCAACAAGTCGTTGGTTCATTTCCTCTATGGTGTTAAAATCCCTTGTTGAGTCAACCGGTATCTCACCATCTTGGGTTCGCCAGTTTGTTACTCCTCGTACAATATTTTTATGTCCAAAGTGAGTATCGGATGTAATCCACACTTTTCCAGTAGTCAGTATTTTTTTAAAACTCATAACTTAACATTAAAACGATTACGCATTAATTCTAATTTATCCTCCGGAACTCCGTGAGTATTTGTTCCTCCGTGTCTATTTTCAACAACAACAGTAAAAACGGTATAACCATATTTTTTTGCTAATTCAAAATATGGTTCCATCTCCCATTCCTGTGTGAAGGTGTTTGATACAACAATTTTATTCATATTTAAAATCATACCTCCTTCCACACGGTTTTGACACCATTCGTGTGCTAATTTAATTTTAGAAACATCAAACTTATATTCCCCAGAAATTGGGTCAATAAAAAACATATCAGCTTCGTAGTGTTGTCCACCCAAAGTTTTAGCAAATGTTGATTTTCCTGATCCCGGTATTCCTCTAACTATATATAATACTTTTTCCATATTGCAAACATAGTATTATTTTTTTATATTTCAAAGTATTTATTATTATGAAAATTATTATCTCAGAGAGTCAATATTCACGACTTAAAAGTTATAACACACCAAGTATTAATTTTTTAATTAATGAAACTGCCGGTAAAAAAGTAAAACCGCTATCTGAAGCTTGGTATAATTTACTTGGGGATATTGTTGGTGTCTTTGATCCTACCGGAATTGTAGATACAGCAAATGCAATATCTTACTGGAGTCAGGGTAGAAAAACATTTGCACTTCTTTCTTTGATTTCTGCTATTCCTGGTTTAGATTTTATTGCAAAACCTTTTATGGTTGGTGGTAAAATTGTTGGTGGTGCATCAAAACTACCTTTACTTGGGTGGCTTGTAAAAACATTATCAAAATGGATTGGTAAAGTTCTTGATAAGATTGATAAATTACTTCTTTCAAGAATCCCAATAGTAAAAAATTTTGCAAACGGTATTAGAAGTTTTGTGACCGGTTTAAGGAATAATTCTGGGATTAACATTAACGAATCAAAAATTGGTAATTTATTAAAAGAAAATGTTGATTTTAATGAGTTATATAATCGTTTATTTCCTAAAATATATAAATCAGTATGTTTGAAGTACTCAGATGGTGATCGTGAAAGAGCTCAAGATTTTTGTCAGGATGGGTTTATTAAAGCCTACAATAAATTAGATCAATTTAGGGGTGAGAATATTGATGGTTGGGTTGCTCAAATTGTTAGAAACAATATTTTAGATGAATTAAGAAAAGAAAATCGGAGATTTAAAACAACCAGTGCAGATTTTGGTAGACTTGATACCGGAGAAGAGGATTACGAAGATTTATTTATGGGAAGGTTTAGTGAAAAGGATATTCAAGATGCGATTTCTAATTTAAGTCCAAAATATCAAGATGTGTTCAGAGCTTATTATTTTGATGATATGACTCACGATGAAATTGCTAAAAAATATGGTTTAAGTCCTGGAACATCAAAATCAAATCTTTTTAAGGCAAAAGCAAACGTTAAAAAATATTTAGAAAATTTAAAGGAGACCTAAAAAGATCTCCTTTTTTGATTAGACACGATTTATGTCCGACTCCACCACCTTGTTTTAATAAACAAGGAAACTTATTGTCTTGTCATCCAGAAATAATAATTAGTTCCATTTCCAGATCCCATTGTAATATCAGTAAACATAAGACCATTAATCACACCAAGATTCAAATTACCTTGATAAACTGATCCACTAATATTACCATATGGTGTAAAATTAAGGGTTAGATTAAATGCTGACGCTGTTGGATAAAACGAGTACGGTGATACAACTCCGTTATAACTATACTGGTTTTGTGTTAGAAAAACAAGTGTGTCACTCGTTGGGATTTGATTACCAATCTCACCAACCCTATAACCGGTAATTACCCAAACTTCTCCGGCAAGTGTGTATGCTGAATCAATTGGTGTGTTGTTTGTAATAATTGGTTCTGGTGGGTTTGGTGGATTTACATCTTCTTTATAACAAGAAGAAAGTCCAAACAATACCATAGAGATAAAAAATAGTTTTTTCATATTACTTCGTTACTAGCGCTTCAATTTTACTTTTTACTTGTTCTGTCATTGTCAATTCAACAGTGTTTGTTACAATAACACAATCTTTTAGGATTCTACTTGGGATGTTTACCAAAAAAGTATCACCATTAAAGAATGTTAGATCATTATCAAGTTCCAAACATCCGTGAACCATCTTCAAAAACAATTTAAACTGAACCTGATCCATAAATGTCTCATTGACAAGACTACCCATCTTATCACTAAATATTCTAATATTAAATCCTTGTTTATTCATACAACAAAGATATATAAATTATCTGTATAAAACAAAAAACCCACAAATATTTTTTTACAAATTTTGTGGGTCTTATACTAAACCATTTTTTAATAAGAAGAAGGTGGATTTAGGTTTTTGTGTATTATAAATATACACTTATGTGTATAAAATCAAATTATTTTAATATTTTTTTCAATATTTTTAATAATTGATCATTTTTTTCTGTAATTGGTAGTTCTTCTTTTGAGAAGTACCCACATTCGGTATGTTCGTGACCATCCTTTGCTCTTAACAAATTTGGTTTATATTCCCGGTCAGCTTCGTGAAAATAAACATAAATCATACCTCTTTTTGTTGATCCATCTTTTTTGTATTTGTTAATAAATCCAACAAGATCAAGTTTTTTTGGTAGTATAATATTTGTCTCCTCTTTAAACTCTCTAATCGCAGCATCAAATGGCGATTCATTTCCCTCTATACCACCAGCCGGAATTGACCACTCACCACCATAGCTATCTTTTGGTGATCTTTTACACAAAAGAACTTTATCTTTGTGTTTAACAATTATTCCAGATGATCTTTTAAATTCTGCCATATGTATTATATTTATAAATATGAATGAAGTAATAATAAATAATAATCTATTTAAAGTAATAACCGTGATAACACCAAAGGACATTCAGAACGGAATGATGGAAAAAAAATTCAACGATGAATTTAATGGTATGTTATTCATTATGGAATCCGGACCACATTCTTTTTGGATGAAAAATTGTAACACTAACTTGGATATAATTTTTATAGAGAATATGAAGGTTTCCAAAATTCACGAGAACTGTCCTCCTTGTAGATCTAATGATTGTGAACACTATGAGGGTGATGGTGATTTAGTTCTTGAAATTTCCGGTGGTGATGCAAAAAAATACGATATTAAAGTTGGTGATAGTGTGATTATCAACTCTTAATTTCATTTTCTAATTGTTCTATATGGTGTTGTAAATACCAAAGAGCCTTTTTCAAATCTTGTAGCTCTTTATCATTACCTTTTTTTCCGGCTCTTGAAATATACTTAACAGTATTCCCCAAACTAAACCCAAGATCCCAGGCATCTATCACCTTAATTGCTTCGTAAGGATTTGTTTCACCTC